AGCGCTTCTGTTGGATATGGGCTTAGGCAAAACGAGCATTGCTCTGACAGCAATAAACGACCTGCTTTTTGACAGCTTTGAAATACATAAAGTCTTGGTGGTAGCACCACTTCGTGTGGCTCGTGATACCTGGTCGGCTGAAATCGAAAAGTGGGAGCATTTGAAAAATCTGCAGTACAGTGTGGTTGTCGGACCGGCGCAGGAGCGTCTGAAAGCCCTATGCACTCCCGCAGATATCTACATCATCAACCGTGAGAATATACAGTGGCTTGTCG